CCGCTCAAACCGTCACGATCGGTGCCGGTGGCGCTGGTGGTGCTGCTGGTGCCCACGACGGGACGGCCGGATCGAACACGACGATCGGATCACTTGCCACGGCGCATGGTGGTGGTGCAGGCATCCACTCCACGACCTCTGGTGGCAACGGTGGTGCCGGTGGAGACGGATCCTTCGGTCCGCTCAACTCAACCAACACGACCGGTGAGTCCAACGCTTCGGGCGAGGCTGGTGGTGCCGGTGCTGGTGCGGCGACCAACAATGCCGGAACCGGTGGTCCTGGTCTTTCCACCTTCGGTGCTGGTGGTGGCGGCGGTGCTGCTCTCAACAACACTGGCGGTACCGGTGGATCGTCCGCTGCTCAGGCTGGCGGCGCTGGTGTCGCTGGTGCTGGTGGCGGTGGTGGTCAGGGTGGTTACGGTGGGACTGCTGCGGTTGCTGGTGCCACGACCGTTGGTGGGACCGGTGGTATCGCTGGTGCCAACACTGGCGGTGGCGGCGGTGGCGGTGGAGCGGGCACCACGACTGGTGCTGGCGGAACCGGTGGATCCGGCTACGTCATCATCTACCAGCTCGTCCCATAGGCGGTGCTTGCCTACGATTCGGACAACGTAGACGACATCCCTGCCGACGCTCCGATCGTCAACTACTACGACGATGGGGAACCGGGCACAGCTTCCGCTGCTCAGCTAACCCGGTTCGCCACGCCGTTTAAATACTCGATCACTCGCAAGCAAGGCGTTCCCGGTTACTGGGGTGACTGCGAGCCTGGTTGCTTGTGGCCTGTCTCGGTTGCAGCCGTCATGTGGCTCAATGGTCTAGTCAAAGGATTGTACGTCGGTGAATCGAACTGGGCAGATCTTCGAGCCGCAGTCGCAAGTCTCGGTGTTCCAAAGCCGCCGTATTGGGTTGCTGCGTTTCCCAACACACTTCCAGTCGGACCGGTCGTTCCGCAATCTTGGATTGCTCTTGGCTGTGTCATGTGGCAGTACGCTGATCCGCCTTTGTCTGGTGATCATTATGACCTGTCCGTCACCGCACCGGGCTTTCCGCCTCAACCAGTTCCCCCACCGAACGGAGATCAAATGACTGTCGAATACAAGGACTACGTTGGCCCTGATAATCGGCGGCGGATCTCTGGTCCGGTCGATGTCGCTCCTGGCGAAGCAGCGATCGCCCTTTGGGTCGAAACTGCGCCGGGTTCCAATCAGTTCGAGTGGTTCGATTTAAACGAGATCACTGTCAACACCGGAACGCCACCAGCGCCGCACTACATCAGCACGTCGTAATGCTTGGTGCTGTGCTAAACGGTGGATCGCCTCTGGTTCTTGAACTAGAGGTTGGAGCTGTCCTACTGTCTCTTCTAGGGATCTCCTGGCGTGGTGGCTCGATCATCAGTTCACTTCGAACCGAACAGAAGGGTGTCGTTAACGACATCGCTGAGATTAAGAAACGGATCGAAGTGATTCAGTCCCAGGAGATCGAGCATCTACGCAGTCAGATCGCCACTCTCACCACAGCTCTAGCCGTGTTGCAGGCTCGTGCTGGTGTTGTGACCCCACCGGCCTAGTTCTATGTACGCCGATGCGACCTGCGCTTTCTAAGCAGGCCAACCGCTACACCGAACATGATGCAGGCCCATACCGTCAACGTCATTTCGTAGATGTGCATGGTCAGGTCCAACTATCCGGTGCGATCAAGTACCCGAAGTATCCCAACACATAGGTCCATTCGAGCACTATCCCGTCGCCTATACCGTAAGCCTGTTCGAACAGTGCGATGAAGTACGCAAAAGCAGCTCCGAACAGGACAGCACAGGCCGCAGTCAGCACTCCGATTCCAATCAGAGTGCAAGCAAAGCCGATCCCAGCCGCAGCGCCACCTAGAAACGTATCGAATAGCACGTCTCCCAACGCAGCATGTGACAAGTGGACGTAGATGACCCATCCAAACGACACTTGCACAAGCGGGATCGGTGGCGGCGGTGGAACGTAATAGCATTCGTAGGTCGTACAGACCCATCCGGCCGGTGTGACCGTTGCCACAACGGGTGCTGCCGATGCTGGCGAACTGGTCAGCACCGGCACAGCACAGCTCAACATCGCCGCCATGATTACAGCGATGATTAGTCGTTTTCCCATCCATTACCTCCGTTTCCCATTACTAGCGATCAGCTTGCGGATATACATCTTCCGATACTCCACAACACTTCGCTCGTCTGGATCTTCGAGCATGTAATCTTCCGGATACTCATAACTCCGGAAGATCAGTCTTCCAGTTAACTTCCCCCATGCTTCTCTTCTCAACGTTCCACAGTTCTCGCAACGGAACGTCAGCCTTGCAGTTCCCCCCGATTCCTTGAACATCCGTTTGCCAAATCCGCCATCGTCGGGAATCTCGTCCCATGAATGGCGGATTGTTCGGCAACGGATGAAGTCAGGGTCAAGATCTCTTAGTAACGGCACGCTTGCTCACTTTCTTCACTGGCTTGGACCTCCATCCGTGGTACTTCAAACGATGCTGATACATGGCTCTGTCGTTGGTTGATGTTTTCCCGCACGTCGGACAGGTTGGCCGTTCGTTTTCGTCGCCACCGTAGATCGCAATCATGCGTTCGATCTCCCGCAGTTTTGCCTTAGCAGGTTCAGCCGCAGCGATCGCAGCGATGAGCGCAGCTCGTTCTTCCTGTAGCGTCCGAAGCGTTATCGCCATTGCTCGATCCACTTCTCTATAGCCGCTAGACAAAACACAGGACCCATCCTCAGCTCAGCTACAGCGTTCGGGAAATCCTTGTACCTCTTCCGCCAGTTCGACACGCACTGGACCGTGACGCCCATCCGTTCGGCGATTTCCGCACAACCGACGAGAACTGGCATCGTGCTCTGGCGGCGATCTCCACCTGTGGTACTTGCCATGCCGTCGATGTTACCAGCGTTCAAACGGCCGTGTCTAGCGCTCACGGTTCGTGCTTTTCGATCTCTAGGCGGATCACAGTCACGCACGATGGGCACAAATCGTAGGCTGGGGGTGCGTCCGAGATCACGATAGACGTGATGAAACGACTATCGGCACTGTCCCGACCGCAGCGATCGCAACGGTAGAGGATCACTACAGCCACCGTTGGCTTATGGCGTATCCGCCGGAGCTGTGGTGTCTGGTGGGCGAGTAGTCACGCTCGCCCCGGTCGTTGCTGTGGTCGTTGCTAGGGCATCGACGTTCCGACCCAGGTATCCCAATCCGTACTGTTTCACCGATACAGTCGAACCCATCTGGATACAACGTCTGCGAGAGGTTATAGACCAACGCAAATCCCATATCCATACCACACCCACCTACCACGATCCCACCATGCGTCCCGATCCGATCGCCTAGTGCTCTGGCGACCCAGTAGTCACACTCAAAGGGTTCTCCATCGACCATGACGACTACCGAGATCTCCCGCTGCATTCCGGAGCGTGAGACGTGACGGATGATCGTCCGAGCTGTGCTGCCAGGTGGTAGCCATTCTCGGAGCTGTTTGATTGCTCGCTGCTGTTCCTCTTTGTCTGCTTTTGTCTGTCTAGGCATTAGTCATCCTCCGATCCGTAAACACAGTCGTAGTAATCCACTTCGTGCTGCTCATCCTGCCAGTGAAACTCGATTGTTTCGCCATTGTTCTCGATGCTCGCCCACCAGTCCACGACGTTTGAGAAATCGCCACAGTGCGTGTCGATCCAACGTTGTACCGATTCTCTCGTTATCGGTCCCTCTGTGACCGGTAGAGTGTCGCCATCAGTCTCACGCATACAGCCAACGTCGTAGTCGTCCAGGTTGTATTCCATCGCACACAGTCCGATACCTGGTTGCCAGATGTTACCGACGACCCTAAGCAAGCTTTTGGTGACTGTGTATTTCATTCTTCATCCTCCGGTGGTTCGTAGTTGTGCTCCATTACTTCACCTGCTTCGCAGTAGCGACAATCGCTGGGGTGGAAAGCCTTGATTGCTTCCTCCACCGTTGCAAACTTCTCCAAGTAAACGAATCCACTGGATGACCACGAATAGATTCGTTTACCACTACGGATCATTCCTTCGCCCCAGTCAGGGTTAGCCCAGTAGTCATCTTCTTGTAGGAAACCTTCACTTGCCAACTCATCCACGTAGGCAGTCATCCGGTCTTCTCCTTCTAATCGTCCTGGTGTCGAGTCTGTAACAAGCTGTTCGTACTTCTCACGCATCGCTTATCCTTTCTAAGCGTTGAACGTTCCGACGATCACGTAATCCATATCCTGACAGAAGCGGATCACGATTCCACTAAAGAACGAATCGGACAGATAGCCTTCCCATTTACGCAACGGGTTGAAATCTGGCAACGGATCCGTTGTTTGGAACTCTGAGATATCGTAAAGCCGATTCTTGTAGCGGACGAACGTGGCGCTATCTTCTCCACGCTTGATTGCGTCCCAGTCGATGTAATCGAACTCTGCTTGTTCCTTGTCTGTCAGCTCGTAGTCATCCACGACCAGACGTGGAACGTTGTTTGTTCGGATCGTGATTTCCTCGCTAGGCATCTGCGTTCTTCTCCTGGTCGATATCGTCCGCCAGATTGTCCCGAGCTGATTCCCAGTCTTCGATTGGATAGCTGCCATCTTCCGATTCTGGCAGGTATCCAACGATGTTTCTGCTTACGTGGTAATGCATCATTCCTCCGATTCGACCGTAGGGTACGGTCCGAGATGGATGTAGCCCGAGCTGGTCAGATCGTGGATTCGGTTAGGTTCGATCCGCCACACCACAGCCGGATACCGATCGCCCCCGAGCTGCGAGTGGCACGAATCGCACTGGGACCACGAGAACGTACCCTCATCCAATGGGCAGTCTTCCGACCCTAGATCGTGATCGCACGTATCGTTAGGGTGGATCGCTCCGAGCGAAACGTCCCATCCGTCATCAATCCCAGCTTGATCCATGATCCGCTGTTTGTCAGCTTCTGTCATATATCCGGCCACTACTCGGTCTTCGATGTTCGCTAGACCGTTCGCCCAGTAGTCCAGGCAGTCAGCACAGATACGGATTTCGTAGTGATCGCTAGGCATCTGTCTTATTCCTCCATTTCAAACATTGTCAGGCGCTCGTACTGAGCAATGAGGAACTGTCGTTGCGATTCGCTGTATTCCTCGTGGTATTGCGAAGTGTCCGAATACCGGAGCGACTCACCAGCCGCAGACAGAAAGCTACAGAGTGTCTTTGCCATCTCATTATGCGTTGCTGGTGCTCCGGAGCGCATATCGTCACCGGTAATGATCGGTTCATCGCCCACTGTCACGATGTAATCCCATCCGTTCTGCCCATAGGATCGTCCGATCGTTCCGCCACCATGCGCTGAGATCCCAATCCACATCAGGTCATCATCGATGTTGAGCTGTGGGATTTCTTGCCAGTATTCGTATTCGTCAAGATCAGGCATCTGCGTTCCTTTCCTGGTCGATCTCTGCCAGCTCCAAAGCGATCTCTGCCGCATCGCGCAATACCGACAGACTCGACGTTAGGGCGACGTTGTAGCGGTCCCAGTACGACCGTTGGTGTTCACAGCGGATCGTTTCAAGCATGATCGTGATCCTTTCGCTCGGTGCTGCGCTCATCAGCTTACCACGATCTGTGAGTGATCTACACACTCTGTCGTTACAACCTTGTTACAACCTTTCGTCTCCAATCGATCGGAGCGACGCTCCCTCCCTCCCTCCGATCGACCATGCGACCCCATCCCTAACCGTTCGACCATCCGTTGTAAGTAAGCGTTCGCTTATCGATCGGTTCCCATTTGGCCGGTCGGGCACCAGCCGTCTCAGAGGAGGCGTCCAAGTCAACGGCGTTCCAGATATACACCGCACCAAATCAGCGCACAACTACCGATGCGGTCAAATCATTTAAGACAATGCCACTTGAAAAAATCGCCCAGCTAATCCAAAATGATCCGTGTCCTATGGCTTCGATGATCCTGATCTCGGTCTTAGCGGGCTTGACGATCCTCTGTTTGGTCCTGGTGATTCGGATGATCCTTGGGCAATCGAAGGACCAGACCTCGGCCGCAGCCAGCCAGGCGACACAGATCTCGACGGCGTTGACCGAGTTCCAGTCGGCACAGACCCGCCAGCTCGGCGAGGTTCTCGATCGCCACTCAGCCGACCTCCAACAAGTCCTCTCGGCCCAGTCCCAATACATCGGGCAGTTCCTCAACGGGCCGACGATCCAGGCCGACTCGCCGACCCATCAGCAGCCAGAGCCACCCGATCTGGACCTAGCGGACCCGCTGAACTGGTCCCTCGAAGACCAGATGGAACATTTGCCCCGGCCAATCCGAGACGAGATCTTGCGGGAACGAGCGGAACAAACGGATCTGGAACGGCTAACAAGACCATCACATCCGATCCACCACAACCCGAACGTCCCGCTGGTGGATCCGGGCCTCTCGTCAGCGGAAGCGATGGCGCAAGCGAACGGGTCTTGGACTATGTACGACGGTCCGGAGGCTTAAAGAAACAGCTTCACGGCAACAAGCCGCAGACTCGTCGGCCGGAACTCGACACCGAGATCGAGTTCTTGTTCGAACTTGGCGACATCAAATACAACCGATCAGGAAACACAGTCGTCCAACTGATCGTGCCTTACGAGTTCGGCGAAGTGAACTTGATACTCCAACGAGCGATCGGCCTGGTGCTCCATGCACGAGTGTCGAGACTCCCGATCAGAGACGAAGATGTTCAAGCTGAGTGAACTGGAAGAAGAAGATGCCATTGATCTTCTTCAACAGCTCCTAGAAACCGGGATCCCGCCGTCAGCCATAGCCAACGCCTTCCAACTCGAACCGGAGTTCGTCAGAGGCATCCAGGCAGAGATGCGGGTTCGTCGCTATGGCACCGCTGAGATTGCCGAAGCAATGTCCTGGCTGATGTGGGAAGCCTACGACGAAGCGGTCCAACTACTTCACACCGGCTCCCCTGCCAACCGGATCCGTGCCGTCGCAATGATTCTTCCTCGATCGGTCGGCATGGCTGCACGTCAGGACCCCGAAGAGTTCTCTCGCATCCGATCGATGATGGAAGACCTGATTGTTTCGCAAACCAACGTACCGGCCGGTGTTGAAGAACCCGGCGAGTTCGTGATCGCCGACTGATGCCTACTCCACTTCGAATAGTTGAGCAACCGAAGGATCAAGACGACAATCCTCATTGGTGGAGTGCCGAACCTGGTGATATGTGGAGATGTCTTTGGGACTCGCATGTTGTAGAAGGTCGTGATCCATGTTGGGTGATTCGTATGCCAGGTCAGGCTTGGGTTTGGCACACGAATGATAAGGACACGAAGAATGGAAACTTCTGGACCGTAACTGGTGAAGTACCGAACATAACAGTTCATCCATCGATAAATATCGGTCCTGAGATTTGGCATGGCTGGATTAAGAATGGGCAGATGGATCCATAATGCCACTCGCTCTACAGCCCTGGATGGAGCAGCTCTCGATCCAGAACAAAGAGACACTCCAAATCGAACGGCTCTCGTTCGACCAACAAGTCTCCGACTACGCCTGGTGCCAAGGTGCTCTCGTCAAAGAAGTGCAACGGCAATACAACCTCGGCCTGCCCGTCCGCATCATCGTGCTCAAAGCCCGACAGCTTGGCATCAGCACGGTCACAGCCGGGATTATGTATAACTGGACCTTTCTCCACCCCGGCATCCGATCGCTCGTGATCGCCCACGAAACCGAAGCCAGCAAAAACCTTTTCGACAAGGCCAAGCTGATGTGGGAGGAATGGCCGTACAACCCGCTTTACACCGAATCGCACAACTCTCAGAAGACTCTCGGTTGGGAACAGACACGATCCTCGATCCGTGTCGCCACCGCCCGCAACACCGGCTCTGGTCGATCGTTCACCTATCACGCCGTCCACTGTTCGGAATGCGCTTTTTGGGAAGAACCCGAAACGCTGATGACGGGCCTCGGTCAGTCGGTCCCCTACGCCCACGGATCGATCATCATCATCGAGTCCACCGCTAACGGAGTCGGTGGCTGGTTCTACGATGAATGGAGTAAAGCCGTCCAAGGCAAGACCGTCTTCGTGCCGATGTTCTTCCCCTGGTACAAGCACCCCGGCTACTCGTTCCGGACCACACTCACCCCGCTCGACTACGTGAAAGACGAACGGGAACTCGTGACCACCTTCGATCTGTCTCCTGGTCAGATCGCATGGCGTCGGCACACGATTCAAAACGAGTGCATGAACGATATGAACAAGTTCAACCAGGAGTATCCGAACACTCCCGAAGAAGCGTTCCTCTCGACCGGCCACAATGCCTTCCCACTCCTATCCATCGAACAATGCTACAAGCCCATGAACGGTGCTCGTGGCTTCCTCTACATGCGTCTCGGCCGCTACGAGTTCAAACGGGACCCGACCTCAGCTCTCCGGATCTACCAGTACCCCGCCGAAGATAAACGATGGGGTCAATACATCGTCTCTGGTGATCCGACTCGTACAGCGTTCGGTGACGGCACCTGCATTCAAGTCCTGAACATGAAGACGTTCGAACAGGTCGCCGTCTTCCACGGATTCATGGATCCCATTCCGTTCGCCGAAGAGATGATGAAGCTCGGTCGCTTCTACAACGACGCCTTGCTCAACGTCGAGATCAATGGACCCGGCTACGCAACGATCGGTGCGATCATGCAGTCGGGCTACCCGAATGTTTGGCAACACCGATGGATGGACAAGGCACCGGGCAAGATCTCAACCTCGTTCGGTTGGCAGATGTCCTACCACCGCAAGCACGCTGCAACAGCACTCGTCATCAACCTGCTCGCCCAAAAGGCTTTGACCATTCACGACCGAACCACATACGAAGAGATGAAGAACTTCGTCTATCTCCCTGGTGGAGAACTCGGTCCGGCATCGCCGCAAGGAAACGACGACTCGGTGACCTCGCTCTTGATTGCCGTCGCCTCGGTTATCTACAATGACCCGCAGACCTATGGCGAAGGGCCAGCGCCGGTCTACGACGATCTGTTCGATCAACCCCCTTGGGAAGCCTTTCGCTGATGCCGTTGTTCGAATACCGATGCCCATCTGGTCACACTCGAACCGTCGATGTTCGAGCCGAAGCAATCATGTGCGGTTCGGACTGTTCAGAGATCGCCCGTCGCAAGTTCTCGTTCTCGATCAAGCATGGAGTCCCCGAACACTTCAACAACAACCTCGGTACCTACGTCACCAACGAGCACGCTGTTCGTGAAGAACTGAAACGCCAGTCCGAAGTCCAGTCGATCGCTACCGGACTCGATCACAACTACGAGTACCTCTCTCCGGCTGATATGGCCGAAGTCTCAGCTCGTGGTGTCACGACCGAAGGTTTAAACGACGAGGCTCTCCGCAAGGTTGAGAAACTCGTATGACTCTTACCCAAGTCATCGAGCCTCCCGATTATGCGATCCCATCTCTCGTCAACGATCTCACGCAGCTCTACCAGCTTGCGAAGATGGAGAAGAACCGTTACGCCTCGAACTGGCGGCGCAACTACCTGATCGTCAACAACCGGCACTACGCCACCGAAACATCCGTCATCGGTTCGCCGAACGTGACCGACTCCGAAGTCTTCCCGATCCTCGATTCTCGAATCGCTTGGATGACCGACCAGAAGGTCATGGTTGATGTCATGCCAGCAGCCTTCCCATCATCGCCGTTCGGCCAACACATGCAACGGCTCGCTACCGACTTGGAGCAATGCCTTGACACAACCTTCCAAGTTCTCAGTTGGGACCAACAGATCGTCATGGCTCTTTGGGACTCGTCCCTATTCGGTGCTGGAATACTCTGTGCTGAGTGGGATTCTGGCCTCGATAATGGGCTTGGAAACGTCAACATCCGACGTGTCGATCCCTGGACCTTCTATCCCGATCCAAACGCCACATCCCTGAAAGACGCTGAATACCTGTTCGAAGTTCGACGGATGAGCTACGCCGAGATCGAGCGCCGGTTCCCATCCAGTTCGGAGCAGATGATCCTTGATGCAATCCAGTTTGGGGAGGCATCCGACAACTTCCAACGACCGGGCACAGACAACAACCCGCAGATCCCGATGGCTTGGCCTGCCGTCCTTCCCGGTGCTTCGGGTAACCAGGGTGCAGGTTCGTGGGGACTCGAAGGGCAAACTAACCTCCATAGCGGATCGGTTCTCCAACAGGGGGTGAATGTCTATGTTGCATGGATACGAGAGAACCATAAGTTCACCCGTACATCAACAGATGCGAGTCTCGTGGACTCAGAGAGTGTGGTCGCCGACGCTTGGCGGGTGGTGGTGTATTCCGGGCGGACGATTCTTCTCGATGAGCTGGCCGAGAACCTTTGGCAAGAATCACGCCATCCTTACGTCCGTGTTGTTGACGTGGAGATCGGCGATTTCTGGCCCACAGCGATCACTTCGCATTTGGCTCCCAACCAGATTGCTATTAACCGTCTGCTCAGTTCGCTTCAAGGGAATGCTGAACTTGTAGGCAACCCCATCTTCCTCGACGTTGCCGATTCAGGTCTGAGTCGTGCTCAGATAATGAACCGGCCCGGTAGCCGACTCGTGATGAACAAGTCCGCTGCTAACGCACAGGCGCAGAAACCCGATTGGCTCCGACCGCCTGATATGCCTGCCGGTGTCGCAAACCTAGTCCAGTTTCACATCGGTCGAATGGAGAACATCAGTGGTCTATCTGGTCCTACAAAGGGACAACTGCCATCTGGTCGTCAAGGTCAAGCCACGACCCAGGCTACTCAAGAAGCTGGGTTTGTCCGAATCCGATCAGCTCTACGGAATCTTGAAGCCTCTCTTGGCGAACTCTTCCGGCTTTGTGCAAATCTCTTCATCCAGAATACGAACATTCCTCGGATGGTCGCTATTGTTGGTGAGGATGGAACCGACTCAGCTCTTAGGCTTTCCGCACGACATTTCTACATGCCGAGCCGGGACCCTGAGAAACCATCAATCCCTTTAAAGTTCTCGCTCATCGTCAAAGCCGGATCATCAGCTCCGACCTCTCGCCAGTCTCGAATCGCCGAAGCCGACGCTCTCCGTTCAATGGGAGCCATCGACAACCAAGCAGTTCTTGAAGCCCATGCGTGGCCGCACTGGCAAGATGTCGTTTCTCGTATGGAAGCCGAAGCACAGGCCGCAGCACAACAGGCCGAGATGCAACGTGGTGCCCACGCTCAACCTCGTGGTCCTGGGACGGGGCATGAGCATTAGCGACGAGTGGAAAGAGTTCGCTGCTTGTCGGGGACAGTCTGATCTCTTCCTCGCTGGTTCGGGTCAAGGCTCGAACGAAGCTCGTGGTTATCATTTCAATGCTCATAACAAGTTCGATCGAATGATCGTGGAGCATTCCAAAGCCGTTTGTGCAACTTGTCCTGTTGAATCAGAGTGTCTCGACTGGGCGCTTTCCGAACGGATCCCGTACTACGTTTACGGCGGTCACTCGTGGCCGGAGCGCCAGAAGATCCTTCGACAGAATCGCCGCATCCTCGTTGACAGCTCCGACGAGGCGATGCTTGGCTAACCGGCATGGGCTACCATCACACGCCGGTCACAGCCAACGAGGCGGTCTTTCTCGGCCAGGGTGGCGATGCCAAGGGCAATCAGGTCTTCCCGCACTATTCGGACAACGACGATGACGACGCCGATGCCCAACAGTTGATGAACCTGCACGGTGCCGAACGGATCCGTGATCCATACGACGAGTATGGAGTCGTTGAGGGAACTGGGTTCCTTCCGAACCAGAAGCATTCGAACGGACTGTAATGGCCTGGACCGGTGCGCTCGCAACAAAGATGGGCATGAGCAAGGGTGGTGGCCGGTCCGGCAAACGGTTTGGTGCCCGTAAGTCCGTTCGCCGTCGATAGGAGAACCGATGTCCAAGTTCAACCTTCACACCGTCATCGAGTTCGCCGAAGACGTTGAGAACGATGTCCGCAAGGCCGTCGCCGATTTCCACGATGCCTTGCAGAAGCTCGGGTTCAAGGTGACCGATGCGAAGTTGACCTCGGACACCGGAATCACTTCGGTCACGCCTGCTCCGGTTGAGCCGGTTGCAACCGAACCCGAAGTCCCCGCTGAGACGGAGCCGGAGGCTCCTGTCGAAGCGCCCCCGGTCGCCGCAACCGAAGAGACTCCACCGGCCGAATAGTGCCGCTTTCGCCGGGATCAGATCGGAAGACGGTCAGCTCCAACATTTCGGAGATGGTGCATTCCGGTTACCCGCAGAAGCAAGCAGTCGCAGCCTCCCTCAGCAATGCAAGACGGCACCCTACAAGGAAAGGGGGTGGGCAAATGGCACGCAGAGGTCACCGTGGCGGACGCCACAAGCGGAAGTAAGGCATAGACCCCTTCCGTTCAATCGGTTGGGGATCGGATCTGGCCCCTGAGAACGCACAGGTCCGATCCCTAACCGAAACCACCAACAAAAGGAGTCACCGTGGCAGGCGAGATCCAGCCGAACTACAACTCGCAATACTCTGGTCAGAAGGGCAAGACCAACGTGGTCCTGCAAGGCCAGACCGAAGGTGCCTACGGGTCGAACACCGATATGAAGCGTCGGGAACCCGATCCGCCCGCAGACCTCTCCGTCTAGCAACATGGCGTCAGGACAAGCAGCGACGTTCAACGGTGCGATGGCCGACATACTCGGCCGTCTCGGTTCAGCGTTGTCGCTTCCTGATGCCGACGTGCAGTTCGTCGTTAGCCTCCAAACGGCGATCGCAGGCCGCTTGAAGCAGGGCGGTCAACCGGCTCCCGGTCAGTCTCCACCGGGAGCCGGTGCGGGTCCAGGTGGACCTGGTGGACCCGGTGCTCCACCGGGATTGCAAATGCCTGGTGCGCCTGGACCGAACGGAGCAGGAACACAGCAGCCGCCGATGATGGGTGGACTCTCATCGGGTTTAAACCCGATGGGTTCAGCCAACAACCCCGATGAAATGCGTCGGGTAATCCAACAGATGACGAGTTGAAATGACTTTCGTACCGCCGACCGAACCAGTCGCAGACGCTCCACCGCCGCCAGGGAACATCGATCCCCAGTCGGATCACCCTGGATTCACTGATGTCGAGTGGAAAGAGATCACAGAGAATCTCGACTCCCACTACACACAGCTCTATGGGTCTGGCTCCGATGCGGGATCTCCATCGGACCAGACCGGAGCACCGCAACCGCAACCGGCCGCTGGCCTCGGCAACCAAACGCCCGTCGCTGGTGCTCCGGTTCTTCCAACCGAATACGACCTCGGTGCGGTCAAAGTTCCGCTTGAAGATGCATCATCGCTTGGTGCGCTCTACACCTTCATCCGGAACAACCCTGACAAGGCGCAAGCGATCCTCGGGATCGTGAACGGTCAGCCAGCACCGGCTGCACCTGCTCCGATCTGGCAACAGCAACCAACGCCGACTGCTCCGGTTGCTCCACAAGTGCAGATCGTTCCGCCCGAAGTCATCGAGTCGATGGACCCGGCTTCCCGTTATATGTTCGATCGACTTCGCCAGATGGAAGAGGGACAGCAGACCATCCTGCAATCGCTCGACCGTCAGCGTCAGACCGAAGCACAACGTCAGGCCGAGGAAGCGACTCGTCAACGGGTCGCTCGTGACAGTCAAGCCGGGATCGCTCGGTTCCGTCGTAACCATCCCGAAGTGACGGACGATCAGTTCGCCACGATCAACACGCACGCCCAACAGCTCGGAATCATCGGTGGACTGCTCACGCAACTCCCCGGCGACCAAGCCGTCGCACGAGCGTTCGAGCTGGCTCGACTTGATCTCGGATCCTCGTTGACTGGCGCACCGTTGGCCCCTACTGTCCCCGCTGATGTGCAGCGACAGCGAACCCTCACTTCTCTCGCAGGAGGGTCTTCCGGCTCGGTTCCCCGCCAAGAGCCGCCCGCTCCCGTTGACACGGCCCCCGATCCGGACCTCAGACGAGCACGAGCCGCAGCGGTCGATATGTTGAAGCAGGCCAACATCAATCTGGCCGACCACCTGTAAAGGACTGACCAATGGCTGTTACCCCGATCGGAACCACGACCGTCACGGCGATCAGTCGTCGGTTGATCCTTCCGAAGATCACCGACAACATCTACGGGTCGAACCCGTTGTTCTATCGGTGGAACCGGATGAACAAGTTCGTTGTGAAGGGTGGGTTCCAGATCGAGATCCCGCTGATGTATACCAAGATGCAGGGGTCACAGTGGTACAGCGGCTATCAGGTCTTGAACATCACGCCGACCGACTCCGTGCAGAACGGTGCTCTCGGTTGGGCGCAGCTCCAAGTCGCCGTCACGGTTGACGGTCTGACTCTTCTCCGTGCCTCTTCGAACGAAGCGATCGTTGACTATATCGCTACGCAGTTCAAGCAGGCCGAGATGGACATTGCCGACAACCTCGGCTTCGGTCTGTGGTCTGATGGCATTGCTAACCCGCTCGCCACGGTCGGTCTGTACGCCGCCGTTGACAACGGGAACGTTGCGGCTTCCTACGAGGGAATCGCCCACTCGTCAAACTCGTGGTGGAATGCTCAGATCGACTCGTCTACGACGACGATGGGGACCGCAGCTCTGCAATCCCTCTTCGGATCATGCACTTCTGGTGGTCGGTCGCCGACGATCATCGTCTCGAACCAGGCCAACTACAACCGGTACTACGCCCTCAACCTGGCTTCGCAGCAGTTCCCGGTGCAGCCAGGCGGTCGGGATCAGCAGATGGCGCAGGCTGGTTTCGAGAACCAACTGTTCAACGGTGTTCCGTGGATGGTCGATTCCCACGCCGCTCCGTCAGTCACCAATGGTCTTACGGCCGTTGAGACTGGTGGACCCTGGTTCCTGAACGAGTCGTACTTCGAGTATGTCGTCTCGGAGCGGGCCAACTGCAACCTGCGGGACTTCCAATCCCCGCCGAACCAGGACGCCATGACGGCTCTGCTTCTGTGGGCCGGTCAGCTCACTTGTTCCAACATCAGTCGTCAGGGCGGATTCACCGCTCTCACCGGTTAGGAGTAATCGATGGGTTCACAACTGATCGGCGATCCTGGCGCACAGGAGTCCGAATCTGCCGAGATGGGGATCAGCTACGTCCAAGTCCTGAACGGTGACACCGTTTCGCTTCCGATCGGGACGCTGGTGGAAGTTATCGTCCCGTTCGACCCAACAGCCGGTCCTTTCAACGTCAAGCGATCTGCCACGACGGCAGACTTTCTGTTGCTTGGCATCGTGGCGGGTCAGGCCATCCCAGTCGGCGGGTCCGGTCGGGTCACGGTCGAAGGTGTTGCCATTGCTCTGTTCGATGCAGCAACGACTCAGGGCGACGTGGTGACGCAATCGACTGGCACGGCTGGACTCTGTAAGGACAACAGCACGACCGCCGTTGCGAGCAAGACGATCGGGACGGTCTTGAAGTCCAACGCCGTCTCTCCGTACACTTCCTACATCTACGTTCACAAGACGTAGCCGTGACGATCGCCGCCTCGCCGGGGCAGCTCGTCATCGAGCCAGACCAGCAGTTCCGACTCACCAACAACGGTGACGAATCCCGCACATTCAAGTGGGACCATCGCAAGTATGTGGTCGAAGCCCACTCGCATCGGATCGTTCCGTTCGATGTGATCCGTCTCTACTTCGGCGATCCTCGTTCGGTTCGTGGGATCGAGCAGCGGTATGAAGACACCGTTGGCAATCCTCCGAATCCCAATGCTCGGGTTGCGAAGCGGGAGAAGGAAGTTGAGCGGCTTGCTGTTCTCTACGGTCTGTATGCCGGGAAGGAACAGGACCTTCCGAACCATCCGTCGATCCGAGACTTTGTTGTCGAGACGTTCGATGGTGTCGAGATCTTCTGTCCGGCTGTCGATCCCGAAGGCGAGATCACCTACGCTCACCGTGAAGCGACCGACAACGTGCAGGACACCGCTGCTCTGCTTGCCATGATGCAGCGTAAGCAGGAGCAGCAGCAAGCGTTGATCGATCAGCTTCTTGGTAAGGTGAACGGAGCCGAAGATCACGAAGACGACGAGCCGGGGATCGACCGTCCGAGGTTCCCTGAATAATGCGACCGATCAGAGACTATCCATCTCTCACTGTCCCTGATCTCGAAGACGAGTTGTGTCAGGTCGCTTCGGTTCTCGAACGAACGATGGAAGCCCTCGCCAAAGCGAAGACCGTCCATCACTGTGACAACCTCCGGTTCTACTACGAGAACTTGGAAGAGTCACACGCCGCACGTCAACGAGTCGCCGACTACAACACGCAGACCCAGTTTGCCGATGTCATCGAGTTCGAGCAAGCGGTCGCAGCCTACCGTTTGAACTACGAGACGCTCATTTCATTCATCAGTTGGCGAAGGAGTGACATCGATGTCTTCGGCCCATCCAGGGTTTAAGGCTGTCTCCAAGCGGATCCAGGGCGAGGGTTACAGCAAGGAAGCGGCCAACGCCATCCTTGCTTCAAAGTCCCGCAACGCTTCCAAGTCAGCGAAGAAGTCCAACCCTCGGCTAAAGAGAGTCGGCGGTCGAGCGCACAAGCGTCGGTAATGAATGCCTCCCAGAACCAATCGGCCCCAAACCGGGGATACCCGTCAAGTCCAGTTTCTTGACATAGACGATTTCACGCCGGGTCTTTACTCGGCATCGCCGATTGCCGCTTCTCTTCCGGCCAACACTCAGCCTGGACCGTTCCCTGCTCGTGTCGGTGCTGGCGATGCCTCTCAGTCCTGGCAATGTATCGCCCTTCAACAAGGTGGCCTTGGCCCACTCCCCGGTGTCATCGGCACGTTTAAACTCTCCGATCTCGGGATCACCGATCCACCCTTCACTGGATGGATCGGTGGTCTGCTCCCCACGCAAACCACCATCGATGATGAGTTCGTGGTCTTCCTCGAATGGTTGCACGGTGGCAACAACAATGTCTCGATCTGGTCTGGTGTCCGTGGGACCGGTGTAGGCCATTCGCTCTACACCAATGACTCGGCGAGCGATCCAAGTAACGGCATCGGTGGATCACCCTTCCCGTTCGCCACTCGTGTTGCAGCAACCGATCCAACGACGACGATCGGTGAGTTAGTCATCGCCATCCCCTACTACAACATCGGTGACATTCTTCTCTACCCCGATCCTTCCGCACCAACTGTCTTCGGTGTCTACGATTTTATGTCCACGACGGCGAACACGATCTTCGGTCACCAAAACCGGATCGTTGCCCTAGAGAACGTCAGCCTGTCCTGGCCTGCACCAGTCAGCCTCAACGTCAACAATGATGCAATCAACTACACCGATCCGCCGAACTCCGAAACATACCCTGGTGCTTCTCCTGCCGTTATCTTCGCAGCCGAAGAACCCTACGGATATGGTGCGTGGGGGTCAATCTCCGCTGGCGAGCTATTCCTTGTAAAGTGTCGGGGTGGTGGAGTCGTCGTCCAGGGAGACATCAATAATCCAACTGTCACCTTCCTTCCTGGTGTACGTCCTACAGGTGCCATCGCAGGCCATGCCGACTCGAACGAGTCCGGTCTGTTTTACTGTGCCTATAACGGTGGGACGATTGAGCCAGGAGGCGACGGCGCTCATCTTTGGGGTGGCGGAAATGTTTCGCAGAAAATATCAACTCAGTTAGACGACAACTTCTTTGTAGTCACCGAACAGATCCCTTCCCGCCAGATGTCGTACTTCTGTAAGCGATGGAACGGCTACATGATGTTCTCGAACAACTGGTTGTTCGATCAGCTCACGAACTCCTGGTGGCGATTCCTCAATCCAGCGACGGCTTCGTGTTTCTGGATCTGCGAGGGATTCCAAGCGAATCAGTTCTACGCAGCCATTGCAGGACTGATTGCGAGTGACGCTACACCGTTCCTCTACCAGTTCGATAAAGTGAAGCCCGCCTCATCCTGGCAATGGCAATCACTTCCAATCCGTGTTTCAGAAGACCGATGGGTTGATTTCCGTGAAGCGATGGTTCGCTACTCGAATCCCTATGGTGGTACTGGCACATTCACGATCACTGTCTCGGGTGTCGATGCGGCTGGCAATGTCGTTGCAGCCGACACACTCAACTACGCCGCAGCGGTCAACCGACCGCAGATGCAACGGTTCAACATCCGTGTTCAGTCAGAAGACATTACGGTTCGAGTGGCCGTCCAGGCGAACACGGCTGGTCAACCAGCTCCGGTCGTCCACTCACTCTCGCTTGGCTATCGGACTCGTCAGCACGCCGGGGCAACACTATGACCTCGATCGATAAGTACGTCGGTTCGGCTGGTGGTCAGCCTCGTTTGCTGTTGCCGAACATGAAGGGTTTCGGCAGGAAGATGGATGCCAACCTTCGGACGCTCTACACATGGGCGAATAGTCTCCGGTTGAGCGGATCGAGTGGAAGCAGTTTCATCTTCCGGTTCACGACGAATCTTTGGTATCCAGCCTCTTTCCTCGACACCTTGGCTGCACCGGTTCAGAATGCACCTGGCACTGGGAACAGCCAATACTATCCGTTCCTTATCGACATTCCTGGCAACGGGTTTAAGACGGCTGGTATCCACGTTCTCCAAGCTGGCAATGCTGGTGACAAGTTAGAGGTTGGGGTCTACGCCGACACAGGTGGTGGCGCTCCCGGCGCACTGATCTCCGATTGGGGATCGATCAGTCTTGCCGCTCTTGGTGCTCAAACACTCTCTATCACTTGGGCTCCTACGTTCGGGCTCTACTGGCTTGCCATTTTGCAGCTCTCGACGGGGAACCCACAATGGCAACTACTTGCCGAGGCTCTTTGGCCTTATGGTCTTCCGAACCCGGTGGCAACGACGGGATACTACGGCTACTACATCAACGGGATCGCCGCCCTTCCTGCCACCGCCGCTGGTGCTTCTCTCAACCCGAACCAAGGCGGGGCGTACAGTCCCTTCCTACAAGCTGCATAGGAGAATCATGGGTCAGTCAAACGTCACGATGACTCAGGCAGTCACTAATGTTCGGTCGATGTTGGACGAGCCGAACGCTGCATTCTGGTCTGACACCGAACTCGAACTCTGGATCAATGAAGCGTGCAATGATGTGCAACGCCAGGCCGAGATCCTTCGTCAGATCGATGCGATCCCGGTGTCGGTCAACGAGCAAAATCTATCAGCTCCGTCTGATCTGCTTCGTCAGTACCGGGCTGAGTTCGTCCCGACCGCTCAGAATATCTTGACCTACCCGGTCGAGTTCCGAGGCTACATCGGCATGGATCAGATTTGGGGCAACCTACAGTCCTTGCCGTCAGCGTTCCCCGAATACTTCACCTTCTGGTTCTCGCCAGTCGGTGCCTCGGCCGCTGGTTCACCAGCACCAACTCAGCTCCGGATCCGTCTCTTCCCTGTCCCGGCCCAAGCTGGCACGCTCAACCTGTTCTACTACCGTCTGGCTGTTCCCGCCTCTGGCACCGAGACGATCGATACTCTCCCTGGTTGGGAAGACATCTGTTACGACTATGCCGTCTACAAGGCACTTCGCAAGGATGCCGATCCCAGGTGGAACGACCAGTTCAACATCTATAAGGACAAGCTGGTTGAGATGGTCAGTCGCACGCACCCGGACTGGACCGACCAGCCCGACTACTTCTCCACCGGTCCCCAAGGGATACCCTCGTGGCTGCTCGGGAATACGTGGTAGCACCGGGGGGATTGCACCCCCCCGAACCCCCACAATCGCCGGGACCCCAGTGCCAGCCGGTCGATTTCAGGGGCTTAGGCGCAATCGTAGAAGGAGGTTTTTTGGCCGATCGAGAGGTATATTCGGGCCGTGGCTGGCTGGGCGATTTCCCGACGTGGGACGAGCTGATGAGTGATCGACCGGCTGATGATCGGTCGCCGGACTCGGAGCCGGAAGATTTATTTGAGATGGTTGATCCGGAAACACTCGAACATAGCCACGAGGGAGACATCTGCCTAGCTTGCTTCTGGAAGGGCGCAAACTGGGGATGGGGAATGTCTGAAATAGGGTTCCAAACGAAGGCGGACAGTTGAATGCCGGTCGCTCCACCAACCGATGCCGCCTATGGGATCCCCGATCTCTCGTCCCAATACAACACCGAGATCAACAGTGCTCTCCAATCGAACAACCCCTTCCAACAGATCGCCGGGCAACTCGGTGGGCAGGAAGCCAACCAGCTCGCCACCGGCCAGCTTGGGATCGCCACCGCCGAACAGCAATACGGTTTAAACAATGCCCAAGTTGCAGAACAAAATCTCTATAGTAATGAGTTAGCTGGATATCAACTGGGTCAACTAAACATCAATCAGCAACAACTAGGTATTCAAGGAACAGGTCTTCAAGAACAGGGCGTTCTCACCGGGGTTGAGCAGCCGATCCAGACAAGCCAACTCGTCGGATCCGAAGCAGCGTCCGGTGCGCTGAATACGAAGGGTTCGACCCAACGCCAGCAAGAACTCGGGGCGCAACAGACCTATACGAATGAGCAGTTGCAAAATGCTCAGCAGCAACTCGGTCTTCTGGCGAAGTCGAACGGGATGAGCCAGCAAGAGGTCTATAACCAACTGGCCTATATGACCCAAGAGGGTAAGTTGCAGAATGCCGAGAACCCGATCGCTCTGTTGAACTCGATCGCTCAGATTCAAGAGGGTGGTCTGTCCGGCTTGGAGAACATACTGAGTCCGCTTGGGTTCTCGCAAGGTAACCTCAACCTGTTCCCAGGCCAGCCATGAGTGAAAAAACGTCTACATCTATTCCAGTGACCGGCTGTGTCCCCTTCCCACATCAGCACTCTTGGAAGGAATACGCCTACAACTGTTTTTTCTGTCGGGTGGCTGGGTGCCCTGAGAAAGTAGTGGGGCCTGAGCGATAATGAGCGATGCCGGTAGTGCGCTGATCGACAAGAACCATCCTCACATCAAGGCACTTACCGACGCCGGGATCCCCATCGAGCGCCTCACCCAACTGGTGAACGCTTCATCGACGCCCATCAAGCATGATGCGGTCAGCCAGCAAAATCTTGCTAACGAACAAACAGCAGCGAATGATGCAGCGGCGGCTCAACAGATGCAACAGCTCGGAAACGCACAGTTCATTCCGCCGCTCGATACACAAGGCTTCCAACAGGCATCCGAACTCGGACCGATGTTTGCTCAAATGCTTGCTGAACTCGTAACGCCACAAGTGCCGAACGAACCGCAGTTCGCCAACCTCACCCCACCGACCGGACCGTCCAATGGCTGAAACTATTCCGCCCGTAGAGCACGTCAAGTCGCTGCTCGATCAACTTGGTGGATCGTCGGGTCCGATTCCCGAAGGCAACCCTAGCCAGCTCGGCGGGAAACTCGAACAACGTCTTCAAGATGTTGGAAGTGCGCTGGCGAAGTTCTTCACTCATGGCGGTTTAAACGTCAGCGACTATACCCCGGTTCAAGCACCGGCTTACAAGGACTACTTGCCGAAGAACAAGTTGGGTCAGACCCCCGAAGAGTACGTCCAGAATCCGGCCGACAAGACTGCACCGGAAGGGCCGATCACTCCGACGATCACGGACAAGGAGTTCGAGACTCTCCAAAACGAGTCGGCGAAGGGTAACCACTTCGCCATGCAACTGCTCGATGCCTACAAGCCGAAGTACGGGCCGACTGCGATCCAGTTCGAGCAGTCGCTTACGAACCCGATGGTGCAGGACATCAAGGCTCTGCCAGGTCTTTACAACACGCTGCAAGAGCAACAGTCGATCTACGACAACCAGCTCCCGGCTGCTCTGTCCCAAATAGAGCAGACGGCGAAGCAATACTCGGGGATTGCTCCACAAAGTCCGAATGCTCAAACATCGGCGCTGATGAATCAGTATGCGTCGATAGCGAACAACGCCATCGCTGCATCGACCCCGATTATGGACGCTGCGTTGAAGGATCTTGGGACAGCGGCCGAGATCTCTGTTCGAACGTTCCCGTACACGACGCTGATTCAAGATCTGCTCAACCGCTATGCCTACCAGATCGAGTCGCCGTCGTACTCGCCACCGCCGATGACTTGGCCTGGTCTGCCCGAATCGATCAAGAAGCTGTTCGCTGCATCGACCGGTTCAGTCTTCGGTGGTGGTGGGATCACCGCTCCGTCAACACTCGGTACGCCGGACCAGACTGGTCTAACAACGCCATCTCTGCAACCAGCGTCGAACCCGTCATCCAGTGGCTAAGTCCAATCTCCAATACTTCCAAAACGACTGGAACAAGACGGTCAACTGGGCCGCTGCTCAGAAGATCCCGAAGACGGCTTGGTATCCGGTCTATCAGCTCGACTTGCAACGCTATGCCAACGGCGAAAACCCGATGTCCCAAGCGGAACGGGCACGAGCGATCCTTTCGGCTTCGAACCTATCCGCTAACACCATTCTCCCCACCGACAATCCCTCGCCGACCAATATCTTCTCGAACACACTTACCGATCTCCGCAACATCTTCACTGGACTCGAACCGACGAAGCTGTTCCAGAATATCTACGACGAGTTTAAGAACACCCTAGAACACCCGGAATGGTTAGCTAATCCGGAGAAGAACACACTGATGCAATGGCTTCCGGGGTGGGCCGACATCGGTGAATACAAATCAGGTGGAATCGATCAGGTGCTTCGACACCCGATCGTCTCGTTCCTCGACGCTCTCCCCCTGGCCTCCCCAGTGACCCGTTTAGGTGCCCGCACGGCCGCTGGTGCCGCTGTGGCCGATCGCCTGGGTATGACGGCCGACCAGCTCGCTGCGACCCCCCCGATCCGTCTGGCGGGCAAGGCGATCAGCGCCCTGCCGGGACGTGCTCGTGGCTTGGGGACACCCGCCGAGCTGGCTGGTTCGATCGAACAGGGTGGCGCACTTCGCAATCTGACCGTTGGTGATCGATGGAAGCAGTACGCTCGAAGCAAGGGTCTGTCCAAGGCTCAAGCCGATCTGATGGCCGGTGCGTTGAAAGAGAACCACGACCAGACCCTTCTGCACGTCCAGATCGCCAAGCCGTTCTACGACGCCACTTCTCGACTGACTCGTGACGAGCAATCGCTTCTCTACAACCTTCTACAGAGATCGGGTAAGACTTACTCCGAACTTCTTAACGACGACTCGATCGCTGTTGATGTTCGCCAGGCCATCAAAGCCTACGAGCCGATCGAGACGTGGTTCAACGAGGTAGTTCTTTCGTCCGACAAGTTCGCCAAGATCAAGCTACCGGACGGGACTGAGGAATACTACTCGAACACGCCATCGAACCCGGTTCTAAAGGCGAAGCGTAACGCCGATCAAGCACTCGAACGACTCACCAAAGCCGCTGCCGTCTCGGATCGGATCGCCGAAGAGATCCAACAGGCCGATACCCAAGCTGCTCCGATGGCCGATCAGCTCGCTTCTCTACAGAAGCAGATCTATCAGTCTGGCAAACTCAACCTCGCCACGACGATTCTCCACTCTGGCGAATCAATGGATCCGGCTACTGTCGGCCGACTGTTCGGACTCGATACCGCCGCCAACGCTTTCCAGATGCGGGCGATTACCGAGATCGTTGCTCCTGGTGGTCTGATCGATCAGCTCGAACAGACGATCAAGAATGGTGACTTCAAAGCCTACCGATCAGTCGCCTTGAAGTTAGTTCGTCGGTTCCAGAACAAGACATTCGCTCAGGTTGGCCCTGAACTGGCTGCCGTCCGGCAACTCGCAACTGATCTCTATGAGTATGCGAAGTTCCGTGCCAAGAAGGAGGATCAGTTCACCGCTTCCTTCCACGGCAAGGTTAGTAAGAACTTCGCTGGCAGTACGGCTACTCTCCAAAAGGCTGCGACTAAGGCAGCTACCGATTTCGAGAAGGCCGTCTTCCGGAACCCTCCCTCTCGGTTCCGTCCTGCTTATCTCGATGCTTACGTCGCTAACCTTCTTCGCCATGACAAAGGTTCTCAGATCCTCGATGCCGCTGCAAACGTCCTGATCCGGAAGGGTGCACCGGAGTCCGAAGTCACCGCTGCTCGTGCCGATCCTCGGGTCATGTACGAACTCATCAATATGTTCTCCAAGTCTTCCTCCACCGACATCATGGGTGGAGTCATGGATCGAGAGACTGAATCCGAGATCGCCAACGCTGCCTACGCCGAAGTGGCACGTCTCCGTGCCCAAGGCTTTGTTCCCCACTACATCCCCAATGTCCGATCCACATCGGTCGGCGAGATGGGGACCTACAATGTCTTCATTAACACATCTCGGATCCCGACCGTCGATGCTGCGTTCGAGCGGATCAACGATTTCACGAACACGATCTATGATGTCTCAGCCTCAGTTAACAAAGGCATTCGCCAAGTCCTTGCTCGTGACGGCACACTTGAATACCTGGACGACTACGTGCAGCAACATCTCTACCCGATCGCTGATCTCCAAGCCGTCTATGCTCGTGAGTATCCACTGACCGCTGCGGCCGATGTCGGCTCACGGACGGCTCACTTCGAGCACATCCTACAAAACGAGTGGGGACTGATGAAGTTCGATCCCCAAGCGATCTTCGGGATGTCGTCAGCTCGTATCGCCAAGGATGCGTTCTATATCCCTGCCGATCTCGCCAAGGCACTCGATCAGATCGTGAACCGGGAGCAGAACATCGACAAGTCCCTATTCGGTCGGGGAACTACCGTCTTCCGAACCGCTGTTCTCGGGTACTCGCCTCGGTTCATCGCCCACATCGTTTTCGGTGGATCGTTCCTCGTCGCTCTACGAGTCTCACCCTTCGTCTTCCGGCACATCAGTGATGCCTATCGGATGGCGAAGCAGGGGACATCCGAAGTGCTCCGGTCGCACGCCACTCAGTACGGTGCCGATCCCGTCGAGTACCAGATCGCATCGGGGTTCCATCAGACTGGGCCTCGCCAGGTCGCTGCCGCCGACAAGAACTTCCACTGGTGGTCGGGCGTCAAGATGCGGAATCTGCTTCTGAAAGAGCAGATGGAGAAGCTGAACCTCAATCCCGATGAGATCAGTAGTTGGCTCAAAGTCCTTCCGGCATTCACGTTCAAGTTCACCAACTTCGTGGTCAACATGCAGCGGGCCGTTGTCTATCTTGATGGTGCCGACAAGGCTGAGCGTCGTGGGTTCGTTCTTGACGAAGCAGGGAACAGAGTCAAAGTCTCGCCGGAACGGGCGCACGAGGAAGGGATGCGAGCTGCCGAACGGGTGATGGGCGATCTTCGCCACATGACTCCACTCGAACGCCATGTCTTCACGAGGGTCATGCCGTTCTATGGGTGGACAAAACATATCCTCCGGTATGTTTCGAGCTATCCTTCGGATCATCCGTACCGTGCGATGTTCTTGTCGAACCTCGCCAATATGAACAGCGAGGATGTCCCAAGTGCTTTACCAACGAGAATCCAACTGTTGTTCTTCCTCGGGAGTCCTTCTCCGGATGGGTCGGTCAATGCCCTTGATGTCAGAGCACTCAACCCTCTCCGAGACACAGCTAACTATGCCACGATCGGTGGATTCCTCTCGTCGTTGAATCCTGCTCTTGTTATCCCAGCAGCAGCGACCATAGTAGATCCGTCGATCATTTTCGGGGATAACGTTCTCTACCCGAATCTCCAATACAACCAGCTCTATGGGATCCGAGAAGCAGCGCCAGCCGGTAATCTTCTTACCGCTGTTGAGCAGTTTATTCCACAGACCACTGCTCTCGATGCGGCTCTCGGTCTGTCTGCTCAGTATCGCAATCTTCGGAAGACCGATCCGGCTGGCTATGCAAAAACCATCTTCGAGTCTCTCGGTCTGCCGTTCATGCCAGAGCAGGTCAACATCAAGCAGATCGCTGCGAAGAACGAGATCGACCGCTATCAGCAGGCCGCACAAGCAGCTCTCAACGCTTGGCAATCCGGTGACTTCGGCCCGATCGCTGGCTACCCGACAGTGCCCGACCCGTTGCAGCCGGACTACAACATCACTCCGATGGCGCTCGAAGCTCTCTACCGCAATGCGCTCGCCGCCACTGGTCAGCCTCCGTCCGAGGTCGTGCCGTCCATCCCAGCACCGAACATTTAAACGCAACGGCGCTCTGGAAATCCCCAGCTCGCCACGCACGAAATCCCCCCGTTATCCACTGGCTTGTCCACAGGCACCCGTTCTACGATCGTTCCACGCCCGGGTTCCTAAAGCCCATCCCTGGTGGGCATCGTTGACTCGGGTAGCGGGGTCGGTGGACTGAGGCTCGTTGTCCGACACGGCGAGTCGCCACCGGCCCCGCTCTATCTCGGACGGGGCGAATGCGGATCACGACTCTCAAACGGCTTACCCTCGAAGCCGTTACGACAGACGGAGATCCCATCCCAGCTTATCAAATCGCTGGTGACATCGGTATCCATCCATCCACCTTCTCGAAATACTGTCTCGGTCAACGGGAGATCCCCTGGCAACACCGTGACCTGATCGCCAAATACTTTGGTGTAGACGGCAACACCATCGATCAGTGGGAAACCGTCGATGCCTAAGACGAACGTGACCCAAGTTCGTCAGGGAGAGATTCGGTTCTATCTCGAACAGATCGATGATGAAGCGCCACCGGTTGTCAAGATCATCGCATCGGCTCTACTCGGCTTTGAGCGAATGGCTCGTGACTTCCACAATCTCGCCGGACACACGAACTCATTCCTTGGCTGTCAGTACGCTTTATGCCGAACGAACAGCCATCAGCTCAACAAGATCTATGCCGACATCATTGCTCTGAGAAGAACGGGCCGGAGCGATGTGTCGGCATAGGTTTGTAAGACAGTATACGGTACTAAACAGTAAACGGTATACGGGTAGAGCGCCGTATACTGTTTACAAATCGCCGTATACAAGCTGTATACAGGTGTATACACCGGTTGGCTGTATACCGTTTACAGGCCCCTTATATGACTAATAAGGACAAGGGTTTGTGAACGATCCACACGAGCTGTATACGCAGGTCAGGCAGGGGTCATGGCCGACGAAGTGATCCCGTTCGACAAGCCCCGGCGACGGAGCTACACGAAGGACACCAGCCGGACACCTGATGGCGATACCGATGTTCTCTCGTTCCGAGCACCGAAGACCATCATCCGACGCCTTGACGAACTCGTGCAATCCGGAAGTGACATCGATCTCAAAACCAAATCAGATGCTTTAAACGATGCGCTGTTCCGATGGCTCGAATGGTATCTCGAAGAACACCAAGCAGATGTACCAGGAATCCATGACCGGTTCGTTCTCGATCGGATCGGGTTCTACTTCACAGCTCGTGAACGGGAACTCGAAATGATGAAATCAACCTATGACAGAGCAACAAGAGAAAGCAACGACGGCTTGTTCAACGCTCTGTTCTACAACTTAATGCGGTTCAAGAATGAACTCGAAGCCGACCCAATCGCATCACCAGCTCAGTTAGGTGAATGCAATGCCATGATCGAGAAGATACAGAAAAGGAGTAAGTGAATGAGGATTCAGGTCTACGCCGAAGAGATGACGGGTGAAGTCGATCGGGTCAATAAGAACGGTTATGAGGGAGTCCGCTTCTATCTCCAATCCGGACCGTCGCTCCACCACACGGCACTCGATGATGATCGTTCAGCGGTCACCTTCTGGATCCCCCATACGAAACACGAAGCGATCGCTCTCGAAGCTGCACTCGGCCGGGGTCGGAAGCTCGTCACTGACTACATCACCGAACAGATGTTGTCGAAGTGAAGTGCCGCTCCCACCCTGGCTCGTTCGGATCCGTCTTCATCAGGTTGAAGCGATCATGCAGACCGTCGAACAGTTTAGACAGAACGTACCGATTGTGATGGTCGATGCGCCAACCGGCTCCGGCAAAACCCTGATCGCCGAAATGGTCCGACAGACCTTCTCATGGCGAGCGGTCTATCTCTGCTCGACCCTCTCACTCCAAGATCAGTTCGCTACCGACTTTCCGTACTCAGCCGTTCTTCGTGGCCGATCGAACTACCCAACTGCCGACACACCCCAGCTCTATCCGAACCTAACCGCCGCCGACTGTACGAAAGAAAACGCAAGTGGTCCGCAATGCTCCGACTGTGATCCTCGTCTCGATCCTGATGTCGAGTTCAAGCATTGCCGTTGGTGTCATCCTGTCTCGTCGTGTCTCTATGAGATCGAGAAGGCTAGAGCACTTCGGTCCCCGCTGGCGTGTTCCAACATCTCTTACTTCCTTTACGAATCGAACTACATCGGATGGCTGGCCCACAGCCGGGACCTCATCATCGTGGATGAAGCCGACCTGCTTGAAGATGCTCTGCTCTCGTTCATCTCGGTGTCGGTCACACCACATCAGCAACGGGAGTATGGCATTTCGATGCCCGCCAAAAAGACAGTGGAAGACACCTGGATCAGATGGGCCACCGCCACCGAGGCGAAGGTGCGATCTCTAAAGAGTCGTCGCTTCGGAGATGATCTGACATCGATCCGTCGCAAGAAGAATATCGAGCGACTCCACACTGACTTGCTCCGACTTACCAACGAAGAGTCTGGCATCGCCAAAGGTAACTGGGTCTACACCGGTTACGACACCGGCCGCATCGAGTTTAAACCGATCAACGTTGCTCCATATGCCAAAGAGTTCCTCTGGCGACACGGACCGAGATTCCTACTGATGTCTGCGACAACGATCTCGTTCGCAGCTCAGGCCGAAGCGTTAGGACTCGAATGATCTGCGAACACTGTGGAGAAGAAATCCAGGGGATCACCACGAACGTCTGGCCTTGGGTCCACAAGACCGGTTATATGACTGGTCGGCCAGAATGCTCAGCACACGCAACTTGTATGGCAACACCGGTTGAGCCTGGAAAAGCAGAAGTTCTCTATGCGTCAGACATCTTAGAAAAGATACGTCGTGATAGGTAGCTTCTGGCGGAAGCGGTCGCACTGGGCGATCTGTATCGACTGTGGATACCGTCGATACAACCTGACCGAACGTGGAGCACATCGGGTCGCTGGTCACCACGAGAAGTTCCACCCGAAGCACACGGTTCAGACTGATATGGATCGGCTCAGCAAACCGATCGTGAAGCATGGGTATATCGGATGAGAGCTTATTCAACTGAGAACGGAAAAACCGACTGGGTTTTTACAATCGGGTTTGATAACCAATGTGATTTTGAGATGTCTCCTTTCGAACCGGAAGATGATGAACCCCTCTTCATGGTTGTTGAAAACAAACCTGAGTTTATTGATGCTGATGACATCAACGTAATGGCATCGTTAGTTATTCCGTGTCGATGGGGAAGACTGATCTTCCAGTTCCCTATCTATGAACGAGAGGCTGTAAGTAACTGGTTACAAGATATTGACTTGGCGATCGGATGAGCACCAGCAGGGCGACAGCCCTTACTAGCCCCCGGTCGTGCATTTCGTGACCTACGGAACCGTCCTAGTCCAATCAACCTTCCCACCGGAACGCCGACCGATCTATCTCTACCCAATCGCCGAAATGTCCCGAAAGGAACTCGATGCCTCGATCACGCCGATCTGCGCCGCCATCAACAAGATCCTCGCAACTCGTGACGGTAGGACTCTCATCCATACTGTCTCTTACGATCTCAACAAGGCGATTAACCAACGAATCCACCAGACTCGTCCTGTCTTCACCTACGCCACTTCCGCTGCTAAGCAACAAGCGATTGAAGGCTATCTATCTCACCCCGACAGCATTCTTCTCGCCCCATCCCTCGACCGAGGCATCGACCTCCCCCAAGAATACTGCCGCCACATCATCGTCCCGAAGATCCCGTTCCCGTCCCTCGGCGACAAGCAGGTCTCAGCCCGCCTCTATTCCCGAGGCGGTCGTCTCTGGTACAGCGTGAAGACGATCCGTTCGCTCGTCCAGATGACCGGTCGTGGTTTCCGATCCGAAGACGACGAATGCAGCTCGTACATCCTCGATAAGAACTTCCTGACGAACATTTGGCGTCAGAGCAAACACCTTCTGCCGGAATGGTGGAAAGAAGCCCTTGTGTGGAACGCAGGGCAACTATGAAAGGAACCTAATGCCGCAAGAAGATTGGGAACTATCATCCGGCCTCCGAGATGATGTGACCTTTACCATCATGCTCGCAACCTTCGGGTTCAGAGCGAACTTCAACAACGGTGCGTCGATGCTCCTGATCCTCGTCGGCACGGACGAAGAGAACCAGCCGTTCGAGCACATCTGCTCTGTGGGTGCGGACTGGGTTTGTCCGGACGGCAAGCACATCCAGCACCCGACGAAGAAGAACATCAACCGTTCCTCCCGTTACGGACAGTGGATCGCAGCGTGCCAGGAGATCCCGACGCTGTGGAACTATCTGATGAACTCGCCGGGTCCGCTCGACGCAAATGTGTGGGAGAACCTGGTCCTGCATCTGCGATTGAGGAACGTCGTGCAGACGATCCGTGGTGAGTCGGTCAACCGAGACGTGCTGTTGCCCGATGCGTTCATCGGCTTCGCTCAGCCGGGTGTTCTTGCCGCACCGACGATTCCTCAACCGCCGTTGATGCAACCGCCAATGATGACGCTTGTCGCACAACCGCTCTTGCAACCCGTCGCCCAACCTGCTAGTCCTGTGATGGCACCTGCCCCGGTCGCTTCTCCTGTCGGCCCGACTCCGGAACAGATGTTGCAAGCAGCTCAGGCGCAAGCAGGATTGGCGACAGCCGAGTCGCCAATCCGGAGTCAACTACGGGAGATCGCCAGAATGGCACCGGACCACAACACTTTCGTCGGTCAGGCTTTCGCCATCCCGGGAGTCGTAGCGGACACCGTGCTCGTCAAAGAGCTGATGGATCCCAACGACTTTTACCCGAAAGCGAGAGTGTAAATGCCCGACCTACAAACTGGCCTCGTGCTCCAAAAGGAGAAGGCACCTGCCATCGTCCGCTCAGGCGGTCGTGGTGGTCAGCCGCACGAGTGGGAGAAGATCATCGGCCCGACGATCTCAGCCGACCCTGGTGAAGACTTCATCATCTACCTGTACCCGGACCATCCTCCGGCGAACGGTCAGAGCTACACCGAAGATGAACTCGAACAGGGCAAGCGCCAAGCAGCGGCTCGATCGGCTTCGATCGCAAACCGCTACTGGCATCACGTCCCTGGCGAGCACGTCGAGACATCGGTTCGGATGCGACCCGATGGCATGTATGGCGTGTACGCCACTCACCACGGAGCGATGACCGAAGAGAACCGATTGAAGCTGGCGAAGCGTCGTGCGCCTCGTGGCCCCCGGCAAACCTCCGCTCAGGATGAGCCAGGAGCCGACGAAACCAACGTCCCGGCACCGAGCACCACACCAGAGCCATCCGTGACGACCGGCGCAGCCGTGCCCACCGCAGCCGAACGTGCGAAGGCGGCGGCGAAGAAGTCCCAAGGCGCTCGTCACTGATGAGCGAAGCAACCGTGACCGATCCCCCGGTCAGCGATCATGCGATCGTTCGAGTGACCGATACCGGTATCTATTACCGAGCATCGGCACTCGGCGGTTGCTTCCGGGCACTATGGGCGGCTCGCAACGGTCACGAGCCAAAGCAACCACCCGACGCCATGCAAACCATCTTCGATCGTGGTCACGAGATCGAAGACATCGTTCTTGATCGGATGGTTGAAGATGGCTGGCAGATCTATGACCGTCAACGAGAGATCATCATCCCGGTCCCGATCGACACTGAGGTTCCCTGCTACGTGGTCGGGCATATTGATGCTCTTGGAGTACCGCCAGTCGGAGCTAACCCGGCTGATCCCGAAGCCCATCTCTTCGAGCACCTAGTCGAAGTCAAAGGCTTCGGCAAGTCCTACATGGACAGCTACCGACTCCACGGTTTAAACGCCCGGTACAAGGTCCAGGTCGGTTCTTACTGTGTCGGCATTCCCACATCGACCTGTGCGTTCGCTGTCTATGACAAAGAGAACGACACCTATCACGTCGATTTCATCGAGAACCAAGTCAAGGAATGGGAACTCCACACCATCGTTCTCGCCGTTGAAGAGATGTACCGGACGGGCACACTTCCGTCCTGCACCAACGAGTACCCCTGTCCCTACTACTACCTGCACGATCCAAAGGAAACGCCGATGCCTCTGGATGCAACGCAAGATACCCTCGTCACTTCGTATCTTGCACTCTCCGATCAGATCAAGATCCTCACTGATGCTCGTTCGATGATCTCGAATCAGCTCAAAGACTCGATCAACTGGGTCGATGGTGCGCCGACGAGTTACGACGCCACTGGTGCAGTCGTCGTTGTCACTCAGAATCCCCAAGCACTCGATCGACCGAAGATCCAACAACTTCTAGTCGATGCCGAGCTGGATCCCGATGACTACCTGCTTCCGTCTACCGGTTGGCATTTGCGGATCAATGCGAAGAAGTCGTAATGCAACCTGATTGGAATAACCCTTGTGACTTCTGTGTCCATGATAAAGCAGCTCATCGAGAAGGTGAACGTTATTGCACCGCAAAGGTGCATGTGTACGCTGTGGATGGATCACTCTGGTACATCTATGACTGTCCCTGTCTAGCGTTTACCGACCATGCCGTTTAACCCTCGACTCCCAATCAAGGAACGCATTCTCGATCTCGGTCCAGCCGGATCGGGTAAGACTTCCAACTTCCTCCACATCGCTCGATTCCTCACCGCTACTCAAACGGGTTCGAACTTCTACATCGGCGACAGTGACTTCGCTATGGAGCGAATGCTGATCGACTACCCCGAACTCATCCCTCACATCGCTGGCGGTATCCACCCGCTCTACGACTGGGATGACTACATTCGCTTCGGTCAGTTCGCCATTGCCAACGCCACGCCGAACGATTGGATCTGCATCGACTTCATCGGGTCAGCCTGGAAAGCGGTCCAAGAGTTCTACGTCGCCCAGGTGTTCAATCGTGGCATCGGCGACTACTTCCTCGCCGCTCGTAAGAAGGAAGTTGCCGAACTTGAAGGTTGGGTCGATTGGTCTGTCATCAATCCGCTTTACCAACAGTGGGTCATGCCGCTCCTGTTTAAATCCAAGGCCCATATCTTCGCCACGGCTAAGTCCGATCCTCTCTCTGGTGGCAACAAACCCACCGAAGATAAGAACGTCCGGTCGCTGTTCCTAGAGTTTGGAGTCAAGCCGGTCGGACAGAAGGATCTTCCGTTCCAGTTCCACACGGTCCTGATCTCGGATCGAGATGTGCGAGGCAACCGGCTCATCAATACTGTGAAGGATCGGCAACGACCCGAAGTTCGTGGACAGCTCATTACGAACTTCGCCATCGACTACTTGACCAACATCGCAGGATGGACGGTGACGGCATGAAGTGCATCGACTGCAACCTGCCGATCTACGAAGCCCAAGGCAAGACACGGGATGGTCAGCCGCAATACTGGCACAATGCCACCTACACGCAGATCCAAGAAGCGGTGCGAGGAACGATCATCTCGCCGCATCATCCGGCCAAACCGTACTCGCAGGACACCGACCCGAAGACCAGTTTAAACAGGCCCCGATGAAAAGTAATCATCCACAAGCGCACGAGCCAGGAGTTTTTCTTATAGGGAGTGGTGGGCCTAGAACGGCTGTTTATGAACCGGAAGTGGATTGGTACGCCTGTGATGAACCAGAGCGTCCACATGATAGGCATACTATCTTCATCCACGATTGTTCTAAGTGTTTGCTTTTGGCTAGAGCACAGCTTGATGGGAAACTCACCCCCGCACACGATCCACCATTAGAACCTGATGAAAAGATTCACATGAGACTATGGTTGGATCAAATGGAATGGGAACTGAACGGTGGTATTGGTCTTCTTCGATGATCCGCTCGCCGTGTGTTATGCCTGCCATCACTACCTGTTAGAACATGACGAGACGCAAGACGACTTCCCGTGCGACCTCTGCTCGTGCGAACAGTTCGTACCGTGCTGATGATCTCCCGTCCGACACACTCATCCGATCCGTCCCCGTCCTACCTCGAAAGAAATACCCGGTCGGATGGGTGGCTCACCACAACAAACCCTGCAACTTCTCAACCGCAATCATGTGCGACGAGATCAGCTTCGACCCGAACGCCGACATCGAACCTGGATACGAAGCGGCGAAACGTCTCTTGAATGCCCACCTTGCCACCTGCCCGTACCATCTTCCTATCCCCTACTGAACACGATCTCCAAAAGGTCCTACCTAATGCCACCTACTCCCCACTCTGTGAATCCAACGGCTGCGACATCATCGTCCCCACGTCTCGTGGACTTGCTGGCTTCCAACGCAAAACTCTTGCAGACCTTGAATCCTCCCTTAGAGACGGACGCTTCGCAATGCAACTTGCTCAGCAACGTAGCTCCACAGCTCTTGCTTGGCGGTTCGTCATCCTCGAACTTGATCGAAACCGAAGAACGACGGATGGTAAGCACTTCACTGACTCTTCTCTTACGCCTGAGTCAGTTGCGACTATTGGCCTTAAACTGTTCTTTAATGACGCACATCTCATTGAGTCAGCGAATGTCCAAACAACCGTTGACCGTATTGAGAGAACTGTTAGCTATATCGAATCAGATGGAGCCGATCGTCTCAGCCGCCCGAAGCCTGATAGCGGACCTTGGGGGACTCGAAGTAATCGAGACTGGGGGATCCACATCCTCCAATCCTTCCCAGGAGTCGGACCAAGAACCGCAGGACTGATCTACGATACGTTCGGTGTCCCGTTGAAGTGGACGGTTGGTGAGAAGCAACTGACATCGATTGTCGGTGTTGGCAAGGTGATCGCTCGACGGTTGCTCGAAACGTTAGGAGAATGATGGTCAGCGCACCAAAGGGTGAAGTAACGGTTACTCATGTTCAGGTTCATGCTGTCCTGTTTTGTGACGAACCGGAATGTGAGATTCTCTATGAGTGGACCGGTGAGACTGCCGAACAGTGTGAAGCGTTCTTGAAAGCGATCCTCGAAGTTCACAAGCAGCTCTGGCATCCTCGTTGACCTCGGCACGCCCGCCACATACCCTCGGCGAGCGTGGGGTTCGTCTCTGCCCAGGTCGCTGTCGCTGGAACCGCCGTGCCGCTCTGGCAACCGCCAGGAGGCACGCAGGTTGGTGCTGAGCCTGTCCTGACCAAGACGGCTGGGACGATCCAAGATCCTGTTCCGATCGTTGTCACGTTCTCGGTTGCGGTTTTCATCGGTCCAACCGGTGTTTCTTCTTCAACCGGTGTCCTATGGCCTGCTAACACTCCGCTTTCACTTGCCGTTGTTGGTACTAGTGACCAACTGTTCGCCATTGATGATGGATCGTCCGGTACCGCTTACGTTCTTGTTGGACGGCAATAGATGAGCATGGGCGGATTCGGGGAGCGGATCGACGGGTCCGGTCCTACGAGTGGCGAATCCCCTGGTGGTCCGGCCGGTGGTGACCTCGCTGGTACTTATCCGAATCCGACACTTGCTGGCACTGTTCATCCGGCCGGTGGCACGCTCGATGTTGCTGGTGCGATCCTCACAACTGGCACCATTCAAAGCGGTGCTAGTCAGACCATAACTGCCGGTGGAGTGCTTGTAGCAACAGGTACTACTGGTGCGGCCTCTGCTGCTTCCATCTTGACGGGCAACAGCGGAGCCGTTGGTCACCCTACAACCGGTGCTCATCTTCAATGGGAAATCGCTCTTGACTCCAACGGTGCAATGTGGGTTTGCACCGTCGCTGGTACTCCTGGCACATGGGTTCAAGTTGGTGGTGGTGGATCTCTCACTCACGATGCCGTCGCCCTCGGAATGGACACCAACTGTCCCGCCGGATCTGACACGCCCATTCTCTCGACCGACTCTCTCGGAATCGGCACTTGGCTCATCATCGCCGGGGCCACCGTCGAGAACAACAACGCCGGATTCACCGGATGCGGAGTCAAGATCGATGTCGGCACCGCTACAGCGACCTTCCTCGGTCGCCAATCGAGCGACGTAGCCTCAAACGTCGCAAATGTTCTCGATTACACCTCGCACTCGATGATGGTGATCGCCACCATCACCGTCGCTGGCACCCTTTCGATGGTTGTCCATGCCAACGGTGGGGCCGGGCTGGCCCGAGCCTCGGCCGATTACGGGCAGGCCACCGGGATCGTCGCTATCAAGATCGGCTAACCCCGAACCACCCCCTACCAGTAAAGGAACAATCCCATGCCAAAGTACGGAACTCTCGGTGAGGAACTCGCCGATCTTCAAGGAGTCGGACAGGTTGCTCCCCCGCAGGTCTTCACAGCGACGGGCACTTGGACTCCCTCTGGTTCGACAACCGCCATCTACGAAGCCTTCATGGTTGGTGGAGGCGGTGGCGGTGGATCAGGTGGTTCGACTGCCGGTGGCGGCGGCGGTGGTGGCGGTGAAGTGCTCGACCGCTTTTACCTCGGCAACGTCACGGCCGCTCAAACCGTCACGATCGGTGCCGGTGGCGCTGGTGGTGCTGCTGGTGCCCACGACGGGACGGCCGGATCGAACACGACGATCGGATCACTTGCCACGGCGCATGGTGGTGGTGCAGGCA